TTGATAGCTAGGTGCCCGGTACGTAAGGTTTGGTTACATCGGTAGTTTTGCCCGGTTTTTACCCACATACCAAATCATTTGAGTAAATTAGTATGTATAGGCCGCCGGTGGTACCTAATGACGCGCGCGGGGGGTGGGGGGTAGGTGGGGGTCAAAGCGGCCGATACTGGCATAAAAGGCGGGGTGCGCAACGCAATTAAAATGCACGATACCCTACTAAAACAAGTCTCACTAGGGTTTAATAGCACCATCGTTTCAGCAAAGAGACGATGCCGCGCAATCTCGCGCACGCCAACAAGTGTTGGCAAACTATAGGAAATCAAAATGACTAATCAAACTAAGAAAGCAACAATCAAACCATTCACTAACACAATGCGTGAAAAGGGTTTAACTGCCTATCATACCGGCGTGAAGGCTGATACCGCTAAGGAGGTATTCTTTAAGGCGATCGAATCGCGAGTAGCACTAGATCAAGTCTCGCAGTATCGACCGGAGTTTGCCGGTATAGCGATGCGGTGTTATGCGCAATCGACTGGCTTAGGCGATGCCTTGATTGAAGAGCTTGCGAACCCTACGCTTAAAGAGACCGTTAAAATGAAGGGATGCAATCTCACCATTCGCGCAATAAAGAATAGCATCTCAATGATGACCGGGCGCTGGATAAAAGCGTATAAGTCTTATCTCACTACTAAGGTAGTCGATGGACGTAAAGCGCCTAAGAAGCGCGCAACAAAGGGCGCCGTGAAGCCTAAGAAGCCAGTCGATACAGTCGAGTTAAATCAAGCGCCGGAAACTACGCCAGTAAAGCGCGCGATTGAGAACGTATCGAGCATACCTCGAATGGTTTTAGAGACTACGAAACCCTCGCAGTTACGTGAGGGTCTTAGGCAGGAAATTGAGATAGCCGCATATATGTTGAGAGACTTGTTAGGCGAGATCAAGTAACACCAACCCACAGGGGCGGCTCTTCGGAGTCGCCCTTTTTTTATGCCTGCAATTCCTGCATCGCCGAAGGGCGACAGATACCAGTTCCCGACCGGCTAACTGCCACCCCATTGCTTCGCGCCCAACGCCACCGATACCAGTTCCTGCTCGGCTAACTGCCAACAAGTGTTGGCAAGCCTCGTTACCTTTGTAACCCGTGTAACTTTTGCTCGGTTACAAGGAATGAGGGGTTTTTCGATTTTACTAGTTTAGTTTTGTTTAGTTTTATTTAGTTATTATTATTATTATATATATTATTTTTATTTTTTTTATCTGTTACCTTTGTTACCAATGTTACCAAGAAATCAACACTTTTATTTTCAGCAACTCAACAGGGATATTTCTCCGACCCTTCTCCCCCCTTTTGCGTATGCGTCAGGGAATGTGTAAAAACTTGGTAACATTGGTAACTTGGTAACATTGCTCTACAACCCGCGCCACGACTGGACTTTACCGTAACCAATTTTCCGANCCCTTGGTTACATTGGTTACAAGACCACCACTTAAAATAAACATGTTTTTATAGCTTGACATAAGAACACGAAACAGCGACAATATACACAGTTCGAAGCAATACCAAGTCGGACAACGGAAAACCTGAACCAACAGCAACGAACACAAACCTGCCAACAAGTGTTGGCAACAACAGGAGCAACACAATGAAGATCAAAAACGAGTTAGAACGACAGCGCGAGATCGAAGAGATGCGCATGGATAAGTGGCGCACTGACACTATCTACTTCCCGCACGACCTGAACACCCACGACCCGCACGAGATGTACGTATGGGAAAAACCTGTACCCGCTTGGGTCTGGGCACTGCGAGCACTCGGCGCACTTGGTTTCATCACAGGCATTTACTGCCTAGTCTTTTTGGGGATGTTGTTATGACAGACAAACCCAAGTTCAAACCCGCTGTAACCAACAAAAAACCATGCGAGGTATGCCACGCTCAAATCCGTGCGACCAAGGGCAACAACCTATGCGAACCATGCGCAACCCAAGTGCGCCTACTCAACCAACTGTGGAGGGATAAAAGTGAAGCGTGCAGTGCTAAGAAGAAAACACCGTGCGCGTAAAAAGCTCACGTATATGTACCTCAAACTAAATAGGAGCACGAAAATGAAAGACTCTAATGACGCGCAAACCATCGACTGGGTAGACGAGGTGGAGCTGACTGAGAACGAGCGGAAGTTTTTAGAGAACCGTGAAGCTCGAGACACCTGCGCGGACTTGTTCACCCTAGCCAGAAACCTGCCACACAGCGTGGCTCTCAATAACCTGATCGACCGAACCATCAATGACCTACTAACTAAGGAGCAATAACTATGAACCAAGTAGCCGAAACAAGTTATCAAGACCGCGCATACCAAGCATATGCTGAACCCCTAACCCCTGCGCCAGTGCCTTCTATAGCTAGCAGTGCAGTGCTAGTGAGCCTGTCTAGGTCTGTACCTAAGATGACCAAGATAGACAAACAAGTTACCGTAGAGGTAACTACCGCTAAGCACGCGAGTAAAAGCGCGGGTAAGTTCCAAAAGAAACTACTTAACTGTTCTGTGCTAGATGCGCTGCACACCCTCAGCGGGCAGATATACAGTTACCACGTAGAGAACACCGTAGCGTGGACAGACCGAGGTCCGAGACTGCTGCCTAATGAGAAGTTGATCGACTACAAGAACACGATGGAAGCATTTTTTGTCGAGGCGGGGCTGTTATGGGAAGAGTTTTTGCGGGTCTACCCAAGCAGGGTGGCTAATGTGCAGTTGAACCACATGGGCGATATGTTTAATGAGTCGGACTACCCGACAGTCGAGGAGCTGCGCCGCAAATTCCGTATGGCTGTGTCCTATGAGCCGATACCCGATGCGGGTGATTTCCGAGTAGACATAGGTAACCAAGCTGCACAGGAAATGGCAGATACATACAACACGTTGCTGCAAGACAGGATTGCAGGTGCAATGAATGACGTAGTGGAACGCCTGACCACACCCCTAATTAACATGAGTAAGATGTTGGACTACCACGACGGCGAGAAACCCACAGGGTTCAGAGACACACTAGTCGATAACGTGACGAGCATTGTAGACCTGCTGCGCACATGCAATCTGACTAACAATGCGCGACTCACTGACATACAGCAACAGCTTAAGCGAACGCTGACAGGTGTAACACCTGATGGGCTGCGCCGTGACCCCAACCTGCGAGCCAAGACCAAGCAGGATGTGGATACGATCATCAAAAACCTACCGTCACTGGGCTTCTAGCCCAGTTGACATAACGAACTACGTCCTTATAATAGGCATCGTAACACCAAGAAACACAAACAAACCGCAACAAACTTAACCCTGCCAACACTTGTTGGCAACCAAACGGAGCACGACAATGAATAACGCAACTACAGCAAGCAACATATACGCACTATCGTTCAACCAAGCAGCAAACCTTATCAATGCAATCGGGCGGCACACTACAGTGCTGCTGCAAGCTGACATGGGTACAGGCAAGTCCTCAATTATAAACATAATAGCCTTGATGAACCCGACATATAAACCTGTTTACCTAGACTGCACAACGCTAGTCGATTCGGCTGACCTGTTTATGGTGAAGTATTCAGATGACGGTAAGACATTCAAGACCGTACCGCTCGAAGACCTTGGGATGCACCTGCCTGACCAACCCATCATCCTCATGCTAGACGAGATCGGTAAGTGTAACCGCTCAGTAATCCTAGCCTGTAACCGCATCATGCTCGAACGTAAACACAGCGGGTACGAACTGCACCCTGACAGCATTGTGTTCGCCACAACTAACAAGGGCACAGAGGGAGTGGGCGACCTGCTACCTGCACATACACGTAACCGCATCACAGTAGTTAACATGCGCAAGCCCGACAACATGGAGTGGATTGAGTGGGGTATCAACAACGGCATCGACCCTATCCTACTTGGTTTCTGTAAGGAGCACCCCGAGCTATTCCACAGCTTCGAGCAGTACGAGAACCCAGACGAGAACCCTTACATCTTTCACCCACGCAGTGCACGAGCTGCTTTCTGGACACCACGTTCTGGCGAGAAGTCTAGTGACATACTCAAACTGCGCCACTTACTAGACGACACACAGCTCACCGCTGCGCTCATTGGTACGATTGGTGACCGCACTGCGCTAGACCTAGCTGCCTTTATATCCCTAGCTGACAAGGTACCAACCCGCGATCAGATAGAGACCGACCCGATGAATGCGCCTATACCTGACAGTCCGGCTGCTGTGTGCATGGTGGTGTACCGAGCATTGGCAACTATTGAACGCAAGTGGGTAGACCCTTGGCTGACTTACATGAACAGGTTATCCAAGGAGGCACAGGGTTTGTTTGTCAATGGCGTACGTGCACCACAGTACAGCCGACGTGACTACGTAGTGCAGAACAAGAAGTTTCAAGACTGGTGCATGGCTAACAACTACATGTTCAGTGCTGACAAATAGGAGAACGAATCATGCTAGCAATCAACACACAACTATCCGCCGAGCAGCGGCTATCTAAGAACATCACGCAGATCATGGGCAACCCGAAGTACGTGGCGCTCGCAGGTGTACTAATGATCGGTGAGAAGGGTATCAAGGACGACTGCCCAACTGCTTACACTAACGGACGTGATGACTACTATGGTCGTGCGTTTGTCGATGGACTGGCAGACTCAGAGTTCCGGTTCCTTATCTTGCACGAGACATACCACAAGCTGTTCAAGCATCTCACTACATGGGAACACTTGTACAAGGACGACCCAAAGCTAGCCAACATGGCGTGTGACTACGTGATTAACCTGATGATCGCTGACGAGAACCGTGACATGTTTGCGGTGATGCCCAAGGACGCAGAGGGTAACGCGATAGGCTTGCTCGATGAGAAGTTCCGCAACATGGACACAGCGCAGGTCTACAAGATACTGAAACAAGAGCAAGAAGAAAAAGGGGGCGCTGCTAGCAGCACCCCAAATGAAGGTGGTGGGCTAGACGAGCACGACTGGGAAGGTGCGCAGGAGATGAGCGCAGACGAACAGCGTGAGCTAGCACAAGAGATCGACCAAGCCGTACGCCAAGGTGCGCTGACCGCAGGTAAGGTAGGTAGTGGAGGCAACCGAGCTATCGACCAACTACTACAGCCCGAGGTTAACTGGCGCGAGGTGTTACGTGAGTTCATTACGGAAACGTGTCGAGGTAACGACGACAGCACATGGAGACAACCTAGCAGACGACACCTAGCGATGGGCATGCTTAGACCAAGCGGTATCACAGAGCGAGTGGGCGAGCTAGTCATTGCCATAGACACGTCGGGTAGTATCGGACAACAAGAGCTGACCAAGTGCCTGAGTGAGATCAAGGGTGTGTGCGATACAGTAAGACCCGAATCCGTTCGCATACTGTACTGGGATACCAAGGTGTGTAGTGATGAGCTATATGGTGATGTGGTGGGCGCCAAGGCTTCTCTCGAACAACTTACACAAACAACCAAGCCCGCAGGTGGTGGGGGTACGATGGTGCAGTGTGTACCTGACTACATACGCGACAACAACATCAACGCACAGGCAGTGATCGTGCTGACTGATGGCTATCTAGGTGGTGACTGGGGTGCATGGACTATGCCCCTGCTGTGGGGAATCCTAGACCACAAGAGTGCCCGACCCACCATCGGTAAGACGTTACATATAAACCTATAACTAACAGGAGCTACACCATGAGAAACCACATAGAAAAAACATTCGGATTTGACGCATCACTTAACCGCGAGATGGAGATAGACAACTATTCTCCACGAATGGCAACGGAGTTAGTTGCGTTACAGAAACGTATTAAGAAGTCTCACCCATTCGCTAAGTTCAGGCACACCGCAGACGATGCGTTAGCTATACACCTTAGCCCACAAAGTATGTGCTTCGATGCCAAGGTATCGTGGGACACGGACGCCTACATAGTTATGACTGTAAGCACCCGCCGCGAACGCGAAATCTCATACGACGACACCGATAAATACGGCATAGCCTACAGTGATAGACGTTTCACTAGCATAACCAAGACCCTAGCCCGAGCGACTAAGCTAATCAAAGATACCAAAAGCGCGACAGGTGAGCGTGTGTTAGAGAAAGTTATGCAGGGGACCATACCCCCCTATGTTCGAGGTCTTAAGCAAGCACAGGAGAAGTTAGACGAACTCCAGTCTCGAGTGTTCAGCTCAATGAGAAATTCCCTAACCAGTGATGCGCTGCTCGAATATTCCTTAGCTGCTATGGAGCGACGCCCAGTACGTGCTGACATACGGCACCAAGTTGAGGACTGCACTAACAAGTACCTAGAGGCTAAGAAAGACTTGGGTGCTTCTATTGCTGCGTGCGATGGACTACAGACTCTTTCTATATATAAGCTAAAGAACATAGATAAGGTGTTCTTTCACTACCGAGACACTACCGCAGGTGAGATGCAGCGCATCAAGCACGTAGACGACGTAAACAAGTTACCCCAAGAAGTTCTGGCTAAGCTGTCTGTGCTGCAAGCTACAGGTATAGATGCGATGGATAGTNTAGGGTATTCGTATGAGACTAAGGTGCTGACTAGTATTGGCTGCGTGACGAGAGACGCATACGACTATGACTTTGTTGAAGACGCTATGTGTGTATACATCTCGCCCGAAACAATGACTGAGGTAGAAGCTCTTGTCGGATACTAACGCATCACTGTCACCAGACAAGTATACCTATCGAGTCGAATTCGTTGGGGATACAGCTAGAGTGCAGTGTTTTGGTATACCCATACACGCATGCGCAGAGTTCGAAGAGGAGACAGTGTTACCTATTGTTGAGCTACCCGACTGGGTAACGCGACGTGTTGCTGTACTGTGCACCATGTCATACGAACCACCTACCGAGTTTGTTAATAAGATCGGTAGGAGGATGGACAAATATGTTTACTGGATATTTTACGAAGGAGAAGACGATGGCACTGACACCGGAAAAGAAAGTTAAAGACCGAGTGGTAAAACAGTTGAAGTTGTTCGGAGATTCTGTATATTATTTCTTTCCTGCAACAGGTGGTTACGGGCGTAGTGGCGTGCCCGATATTGTAGGATGTTTCAATGGTAAGTTTTTTGCAATCGAATGTAAGGCAGGTAAGAACACCACGACTGCTTTACAGGACAGAGAACTTAACGCCATACGTAACGCGCGTGGTGAAGCGTGGGTAATCAACGAAGAGAATGTTGATGCAGTTGCCTTGATGTTTAGAAAGTTTTTGTAGTTTGGTAGGGGGTAGGTTTTTCATGGTTACCTACCCCGTGTCCCAGTGGGCGGTGGGCATATTCAGCAAAACACCCTCAGTTAACGATCTCGTCCACGGTATTGAGCCTTGAGTTCGTACCTCCTGCGAGATGCGTTGCCGAGTAAGCCACGAGACGGTTAGTCGTGTTAAGCAAACAAGTTGAACTGAATGGGTGGGGATACTTGCTAGTGGAAGCACGCACCATAACTTAATTAGGAGAATGATGATGGATTCGTTAGACGCAGATTTAGATAGATGGCAAGACGAGCAAGACGAGGATTACATTAACCCCGCTGATGCCGCGCGTGAACGCGCCGAGTACTTAGCTGACCAAGAAGACTGATACCAGTACCCTAGGAGATGCTGATGAGTAGCGAAGAAATTAGAGCGATGCTTAAACTGTTTGCCCGCCAGTTAGAAATAGCAGCGGAACTTAAACAAATAAAAGAGGGAACCAGATGACGACTAAACTGGAGTTGCTTAGTACTATAGAAGATATTGAAGTAGGTATAGCCGAAGCGTTGAAGCGCCCCACGATTATGCAGCGGTTAAAATTCTTTTTATCACAAAAAACTATAGCTTCGTGGAGAGCAGAGTCAGCTAAGATAAAAGCCGCACGTGATGCAAAGGTTAAACAGCTACAGACCAGAAGAGAGAATATAAATAAGGCTCTTAAGGTTTGGTTAGATGCGGGTGATGTGATAGGCAAGTACGAAGAAGTGAGGGAAACAAATGAATGGTAAAGGAAGTAGACGTAGACCGACCCTTATCCCTGCCAAAGACTTCGGGGATAACTGGGCAAAAATCTTTGAGAAACCAAAACAGAAGGAAGAAGAGAATGTTAACAGCAGAAGTACCAAGAACGAAAATGAGCGACCCCGTAGTGAACAAGCAGACAGCCCTACAGACACAAACGGGCGGGACGCACTATAAGAACATGGCTATTCAACCTGCCGAGTATGCAGAGAAGAACGGCTTGTCTTTGTTGGAAGGTAACGTAGTGAAATACATAACTAGGTGGAAGTTGAAGGGGCAACCCTTGTCAGACTTAGAGAAAGCTAAGCACTGCATCGACCTACTGATTGAGATACACAACGTCAAATGAAAATAACAATAGAAGTAGATGGCGCTGATGCCGAAGAGCTTATGGCTATGCTACAACGTGCAACCGAAGCGGTGGAAAAACTAGAAGCTATACTCGAGGAGTTCGAAGATGCTGATAAAGTGTAATGCCGCAGATCACCTGTACTTAATAAAAGATGATCCTGTACGCCCCGACTTGTTTGAAGGGAACATAAAAAGGTTTGAAGACCCGTTCCATGTTTACGCAGAAGTGAATGATGAGACGGGTGAGATAGCCGCAGTTGTTTGTGTAATCGTTTGCAAGTTTGTTCCGCAAGATGAGTTACAGATACAAGCAGTTGCCGAGGGGCGACTTACCGAGATAGAAGAAAAACTTGAGGAGCGGGAGAAAATATATGGGGAGTTGGGCACCGTGCTGTGCCCTTACTCTATCTGGTCTTATCAACGTGGGCATGGTAGAAAGTTAATTAATAATCTATTGGAAGCTGCGGCGATAATACACCCAGAAGTAGATGCAGTTATAACTATGTCGCCACACACCGCTACCGCTATGAAGTTCCACTTGGACAACGGCGCAGATATATTTGGTACGAACGCAGAGTGTGTTAACTACGAGTACGAGGTGCCTGATGTCATACTTCACTGACCCTATGGCTGCGCTAGAAGAAGCAGAGTACATAGCAAAAGAAGAGAAGCGCACTATGTGTGTGGTGGAAGTTGAACCTAACATGATTGTAGTTGTGTCGAAAAAAGCCGCCTTAGAGTTGGGCGGTATAATATTGGAAACGTGCGTTCCCTTCGAGGAGAACCACAACATATACGACTAGAGGAAAAGGTTATGTTTGTTAACGACCGGATGATAGCTGAACAATTTTATACTGCACCAGATGACGTAGTACGCATAGCCAAGATATTCACCGTAACGCGGAAGGCATTTAGTATCGCGTTGTTAGAGGCTAGATGGGATTCTTTCGACTATGAAACACGTATGCGAGCAGCAAAAACAATTCAGTGTTTAAAGACCAAAGGGTTTTTCAGATGATTACCCCTGCGATGATGTGCGTTGCTATGGCGGTGTACTTTGAAGCAAGGGGTGAGCCTACAGAAGGACAGATTGCTGTAGCTCATGTAATTCAAAACAGAATAGAAGACCCACGTTATCCAGACAATGCGTGTGACGTGGTTAAGCAGGGGTACTACTGGAACGGCGTACCTATAAGAAACAAGTGCCAGTTTAGTTTTTATTGTGACGG